TTATCTATTACATCATCAATAACTATTTTATCATTACCCACGGTTGTACCGGTTAAATTTACCTCTTGACTTGATTCTACACTTTGATTCATTTCAGTTAGTTTTTGTTTAGTATCCTTAGCTAACATTCTTTTATTTTTAGTAGCCCATGCAGCTAAATCATCATCCCCACCTTTTTTTGTCAATGGAACATCTGAACTGCTGCCATATCTTTCATAACCATCTTTTTTTAAAGCTATTTTAACATTATCTAACTTTTTATCCTTAGTTTCCTTATCACTAGGATCAACACCTACTTGAGCTACTGCACTAGCAGCTTCGTCAGCTACCTCTTCATCCGATGTACCGAGTGTCTCCATTTTATTTGAGTTTCCCCCATACATTATTGACATTGCCATTGAACTTGGCACGGTGGCACTAACATTTTGACTTTTTACTATGCTGCCTTTTTGCCACGTAGGAAAAAAGAAAACTCCATTGTGTTTAAGCACACCACCTTCATAAACACTCCTTGTTGTTTTCTTCACTGCAGAACCAGTATTAATTTTTATTTTTGTTTCTGGTAATGGAGTTGTAACACCCGAATCTACTATTTTAGACCTATAGGAATCGGTTTCATCATTTTTTATTTTAAAGTTCCAAAATTTTATATCCTTGTTTAAAATTTTAAACATTGCATTTAAACCTTCCTTGACACTACCAACCTCTCCAGAATATTTTTCATCATCACTAACACCAAATGCTTGTTTAATTACCTTTGTATTTATCACCATGTTTCGTAAATAACCAGTATTTTCGTCTACGGCGTTACTGCTTCCCTTTACTAAAATTTTTAGTTTTTGGCCAACACTTATGGAATTGGGATTTTTTAATTTATTGGTTGCTGCTATATCATCTACACCAGTTCCATAACTTTTTGCTATACCACCGAGGCTGTCACCAGCTTTAACAACATATGATGTAGACTCTTCTATTGTGGTCTGTGGATTAAAACTATCAAAATTTTCATTTACGACTTTAGCTAATATTTTAAGCTGTTCACTATCCCCCTTTATATCAGCTGGTGAAGGCTGGGGTTTTTCAAGTGGAGAGAATTTACCTGGTAGAATATAATTATTTATATCGGTTGTTTGAAATTTTGGATGATTTTTTATACGAGTGCTTTCAAATATATTAACAGGATTGATAATACCATCCTTAGCTTCCTTTCCACTTGAATCTGTTACCTTTTCAACAGACCTGAATTCAGCTATTGGTGTAGAATCCTCTGATGTATCAGATACTACCGTGGTAAATTTTGATAAAATATTATCTTCAAACCATCCCCATCGAACCCAAGCGTTTTGGATGGTAAGCATATCTTTATCACTAAAAGATGATGACTTGTATAGAAGTATGAATTGATTGGGTATGTAAATAATGAATCTATTAAGACCAGATAAATCATATGTCGTGCTATATTTTAGAAATTTATCATCAACTTTTCTTGTCATCATAGTGTCTGGTTTTTTCTTACTTTTAGGTGAAGCAAGTTTATCTCTAAGGTACTTATCTATGTGTTTTATGATTAATTTTGGAGTTAGGACAAAATCATTTTTTACTAAACTCTCTCCACCATCTGCTTGAGCCTGAGTTAATTTTTTTGCAGTTAGAACTTCTGGTTCTTTATCTGATAGCTTAACGCTTACAGTCGTATTTAAACCCTCTTTATTTGGTTCTTTATTTGATAACATATTAGTGCCCATACTAGCTAGCACGGTTTGACAATCAAATCCCCCATCTTCTCTGGTTGTAAAATTCATGTTTTTAACAATTCCAACCATCATGTCAAAATCACCATTTGCATCTAAAACCGTGTTTCTATAATCGGTATAAGCAGTTGCTTTTATCGTACCATCGGGATTTAAAAAACTTGGTAAACTAGTTAAACTCTGTTTGTCGTATACCCATCCCCATTCCACCATGACGGTTTTACCCAATGATAGAAAATGTGGTGTTAGTCGTTCTACCTCGTTAAAACTCCAACAAGTCCAAGATATGGTTGCTTCCCGCATAGCTTTAAGTCCACCCAAGTAACCAACTGTCAAACTTTTTAAACCAGGTAATGGTCTACCAGGACTATCTAAAGTCTCTGATTGTCCGTAAAAATTTACACTTGGAGCTGTCTTTGCATTGTATATTTGATCGTAACCAGCTGCTGTATTTTTATCAGTTGTTAGTTCACCACCTTGTATTGTTATTGGAGTTTTTAAACCAGAGGTCATTCTTAACCAAACGGTTCTAGCAGATAATTTATAGATATCTAAACCACCCGCTGAACTATTTGTAGCATCTGTAGTTCTACTTAAAGTATTGGATTTTTCAAACATTCTTTTTTGAATGTTTTTAGCAATCGGTGTTAAATCAATCATTATCTGTTTAAATCTTCAAATTTTTGTAAAATCTGTGGTATATTACCAGGTATTCTAATAGCTTGAGCAGGTTTTAATCCAGTCATACCCTTTATACCATTACCCTTTGCAATAATCCACCACAAGGTGTTGTCTCCATAATATTTATAAGCTAAATTATCTAATCTATCACCAACTTTAGTTAGAATAAATGTATCCGAATTTTCTATTGGTATTTCAGGATAATATGTGGTCGAGTAGACTCTAAGACCACTTTTATCAAATTTTGTTTTTGTTGTTGAGTATCTTTTCATCTTAGCTAAGCCGATATCCCCACTGCACCTAAGATACCTGTAGCGGAATCATTTAAGCTTAATGGATCAATTTCAGTATTAATACCTAATTTATCTAAAACTCCTGTTGGTTTATCTACAGAGTATCTAACATCTACAACACTAGGTATATCAAAATGTTTTTGTTCTGCACTTGGTAATCTGTCACCTATATAGGTGAATCCAACAGCTACTTGAATGTATTTAGGTAGTTTTGCAATCTCAGTTTCCCAAGTTCCATTATCTTGAACGGTATAGGTTAAACTGCTTATGAGACCAGGTGCATCTGTGTACATTTGACCTATTGTTAATTTTGCAAATGGTGAAACCATTGATAAATTAGTATCATCCCAATGTGGATAAGTTAATCCTGCTAGATAATTTAATTTTTGCCATAATGTAAGTAATTCAGAATCAGATTTTGGATAGACATCAAATGTAAAGCTTATTTCTCTAGTAGTTCCTTGATAAACATAAACATTATCTGGCCTTCCCATGTATCTTTCACTAGCATATTCTGGAGTAAACGTATCTGTTATACCACTTAGTATTGCTCTGAAAACAATTGGTTTGTTGTTACGAACATCTACAAATTTAAACGGTATCCAATCTAGTTTCTCATACCCTATATCCTGATATGCATCTTGGCCATATGGTATTAAATTAACCTTATCTACATTTAAATCCTCGAAAGCTCTTCCATCTAAAGAACTTAAAACTGATTTACCAGCTGCACCCTTTTCAAAATTAAATAACAGTCCAGCTTTCTTCCTTGACTCATTTGCTTCTATTAAAACTTTCTTAGTTCCCTTTCCAAACCTCACCGCAGCCGAACCCACATCTTTAGCAAACTGACCAGCTTTTGAGTCTGCTATTTTATTAATAGATATCCCACTAAAAGGATTTGATACTCCTTTAAATGGATTAGAAAAACCTACATTTGGTACTGAAAGTCCTCCTAGTTTATCCCCAACTACACTACCAAAACCACTCAACTTATCTCCTAGACTTGCTGCAAATGGCCCTAACTTTGTTGATATAAATTTAGCACTTGCTGGTGCCGCAAGTGCCACAGCTCTTACAGAAAGATGACCTATTATACCAACTGTTGTTCTTGCGAAATCATCTATAGCAAAAGCATCTCGACCAGCTCTGTTAAACATCAGACCAGATACACCAGGTACACTAAAGACCGAACCTGGATTATAAACCTGTGGATTTAGACCACCTATTCTATCTGCAGCACCTGGAAATAAAGACTCTGCAACATCAATTATAGGATTTCCCCTATCAATATCAGACAAACCATATTTTACAGAAGTGACTTGATCAAATGTATTTCTACGTTGTAAAGCTATTTGTTTTATAACATAATTAGAGGTTGGGTTAGCAAACCCACTTAATCTAGTAAAATCTGCTCGATATCTATCTGCAAAAACACTAATATCTCTACCGAATACAGGGGCACTTAAACTTAATACTTTATTTGCTGCAGCTGAAACAAATTCAGGTATCGGTGATGGTAATTGTATCTTATCAATACCCCATTTTTGACCTATATCTCTGGTAACATATGGTTGATCATCTCTATTCAATCTATCATTTCTTATACCAAATCGACCAGTATCGACATTAGCTTGTGCATAGTAATCTTTTAAAAAGTTATTTTCAGTATGTTTTCTGTATAGCCTGGAATACTCTGATCTGGTTCCAACATCTATTGTATCAATTGGAAATCTATTATTGATATTGTTCGGTGGTACAAAACTACCTCTAGGTCTGGTGATTGAATAATTAAAAAGTCCAGTTATAAGTGATCCTTCTGCAAGTCTATCCTGTATCGGTGTTGGGCTATCACCTAAGTTGTAAATATTGGTTGCTCGATTGGTTTCTGAAAACAATGACGTAGTATCACCTTTTATATCCAAATAATTAATTTGTGGTATTATAGGCCCACCATCATCATTTAATATAAAATTTGTTCCTGTTAGAAATCTTTGCTGTGATGGGTTAATATTTGTATATCTATTGGTGGTAAAACCAATTGCATTTGTATTTGTAAAATAATCCACACCTTGAACAGTATTGATTGGTTCAGGTTCAGGTATGCTATTTCCACCAAAATTTTTATTTATTTGAGATAAATCAGATTTCATGTTTACTAGTGCCATATCTATCCTTTAATCATCCACGTATAAATCTTTCATGGATTGTTTAGTTACTCTTGTATTATTTGCTATTTCCATTTGACCGTGAATACCTTTTAATTGTTCTGCTTCAGTACCTGCTGTAGCTACAGAACCCTCACCGGCAGCAGCATCATTACCCTTAACCAATTTAGACAGCTCAGCTATATCCACTCCAACGGCATCAGCTAACGCTTGTTTTTGTACACTCCTCAATCCAGCAAATTCAGCCTGACCACCGACTTGTTTTAAAATTTCATCCTGTAATCCACTTAGATCATCATCAAATGCTAACTGACGAGCTTTATCTAAATTTATCTGTCTACCGAGTAATAAAGATGCCTCCATTTGTTTTTCAATAGAGGATTCAAAATCTAATAAAGAACTTGCAGACTTTGCAGTTGTTGCAACACTCATCCCTAATTTTTTTGCTTTTATAGCTGCATCTTGGAAATTTTTTCCACTATCCTTTGTAAACTTAGCCATCAATTCTGTATCACTAGCCATATCTGCAAATACATCGGTTGGAGCCAATCCCTCTGCTTCTATCAGAAGAGCGTTGGTTTTCATCTGATTGATCAACTGTTCCCTGCTCATATCACTAACGGTTTCCATTGCTGATAACACCTTAACGAATTGATCCTCGGTTTGACCTGTTTGTGCAGCTCCCCTAGCTATATTATCGGATAACGCAACCGCTTCATCTACGGTTGCTCCTAATTCTGTTCTAGCAGCAACAAACGCAGCTCTTAGATTGTCTGCTTCCAAATCAATATTCAAAAGTGCTATTTTTTTAAAATTTAATTCTAATTTTGCTGCTTCCATTGCTGATAAACCAGTCTGTCTTTGAAATTCTCGTACTGCTTTTGCTCCCTTTGAGATTGCTTGATATAATGCTATGGCTCCTGTAACGAGAGCTAACATTGGGTTTGCCAACATAGCTAATTGAAACGCTTTAGCTCCTTTTACCAAACCAGATATCGGCCCGAGTGAAGATTTTAATGACTGCATCTGAGCCATCGATGCTTTTGCTCCTTGAGCTGAAAGATTTACTTGTTGTATCCGATCTTTATTACCACTCGCTAAAGCATCATTCATTTCTTTTTCTAACTGGCTGGCTTTTGCACGAGTACCAAAAATTTTATTTAGAATTTTATCCGTTCCCTCCGCAGTCTCAGCTTCTCTAACCATCTCACCGGTTATATCTTGTTGAAGCTTGAGGGTATCTTTAATTAATTTTCGTTTTTCTTTTATTGCTGCTATTTCAGCTTTTCTATCAACGGCCATTTTTTATTCCTTACATATATTTATCAACTAAAGCTTGCCAGTCATCGTCACGTTCTTGTTTAGTCATTTTTGCTAATCGTGCTTCACCTCGTTTTCGTAACTGTTTTGCTTGATCTAATAGGTTACCCAATTCAGGATCTTTTTTCTTGATATCCTTTATTGCTCTTTCAGCTGATTTTGTTGCTATTTTACCAAAAAACCTATCTAAAAGTCCTTCTACGATCTCAGGTTTTACTTTTTTATACTTAGGCATGTTGAATCTCCAATAATATTAAGTGTTATAACTCAATAATAAATATCAAATATGATTAAATTTACTTTTTATATTTACTAATTTGTTTTTTATACTCGGCTGCCTCGGCTTTATAATACGTGCCTAGTCTTTTCAGATAAAAGGTTCTGAGATAAACAGGTAAATTATAAACATCTGAAAAACTAAACCCACCTTTGGAGTTAAGTATTAATTGAAATATTTCTTCGTGTATTTGGACTTTATAATTAGTTGGTAGGCCAAAAAAATCGTAGGGTGACCGGAATCGTCACCTCTACCTCCTCTCCAGCAGAATCAACTATCTGTGTAGTCATATCCACATCTGGTGTTATACTTAATAAATTTTTTCTAAAAGCTAATGAATCTATTGATAAAAACTCATTGTCTACAAAGTTATTTATGTAAGAAGTCTCCATCTTACCATCTACGGATTTTATTAATTTCTTTAACCGTGTTGTTAACTCAGAACTTTGTGTTTTTGATATCTTCTCTCTTGCTTTTACCTCTAAAGCTATGTCTTTTTCATCCCTACTGGTTAACAATTTAAATACTAACTTTCTTTTAGAATTTGGTAGTTCAAAAGAAAATTCGTTAACTCCCTTTGGATATTTATCAAAATCAAGTTTTTTACCTTCTAACTTTGATAAATCAACTGATTGTTCCACACCATCGTATTCAAACTCATAATCCTTACCATAACCAAGTATTCTAGATGCAACCATGATTGCATTCTTATCACCAACCAACATATCATCGAGGTTGATTGATTTATCAACGATTAATGCCTGTAATAAGGTATCGATAACACTACCTTGTTTTATTAAGTTCTGTGAGGTTAGTATATCCTCTTCCTTTGCGGTCATGTATTTTACTTCGATCTTACCTTTGGACAACGGATGTCCATCCATATAAAAGTGTCCTCGTGATGGTAATTCAACCATCTCCGTAGGAAATTTGTAATCAGCCATATTGACTCCTATTATTTAATTATATATATAACGATTTTTGTTGTAAAACTATTTTATTTTTTACCAAACTTCTCTGCTGCTGTAACTCCCAAACCTACTACTGAAATATACATAAAACACTCTAGTATTTTATCCTTGACTTCAAATGCTGTAAACGTATCAGCACCCCAACAACATATTAACATGAAGAACGATGCAAATCCAACAAACCTCTTGGATGATATCTTAGCATCACTTGACAACATTTCTCTTATAAAACTCATATTTACTCCTTAGAATTGTAGGATAGCGTAATCGTACTTTAATGTTAGGGTTATTTCAGCTGGATCGGTTGAAGCATAATCTAAATCACCGAAGTTAGCTGATTGTATGTAAGCTCCTTTTAGTACCCACTCTTCAACAACATCACCTACCGGCCCTAATAAGTTAAAAGTAACATCTTTTTTGTAGAAATCAGAATAGCCATCACGACCTGTTACTGATTCATGACCTAATCTAACCCATTCCATGACTGCTTGTGCAGCAGATGGAACAACTGGATCATAAAGTGTAATATCAACTGGCTGCCAGGCACCCTTACCTTTGATATATCTCTTAACATTGATGTGATCTAACACTATTTCCTCAAACTCTATTGAGGGTCTGTTTGCAGTTTTAATCAGATACGCTGGAATCCCCTCGATGTACATGATGAACCGATTTTTTGTTTTCGGTTCAAAGGGGGTGAACATAATTTCTGACGGGTCTAATGTAGCCATTCTTTATTCTCCTAAAAAAGTCTTTATTTCTACTCATAAATAAATATCATATAAAGAAATTTTCATTAATTTATAAAAAGAAAAACCCCTCGGATAAGGGGCTTTTCAGTATACACTAGTGTATTTATAAGTTAAACTTATTCAGGAAATGTAGCACCTGTAGGTTGAACGATGAAGTCTAACACGATGAATTCAGCAGTTCTTGTAGGCTGTACGAATATCTGTCCTACTAACTGATTTCTATCCACCACATCAGGTGTATTGTTTGAATCATCCATGACAACCCTAAAAGCACTTAAACCACTATTGGATTGAACTTGTTCTAGATACGGATTAACAATATTTAAGAATCTATTCCTTAGTGCTTGAGTATTCTGTTCAAATACCAAATACCTTGATGCACTTGCAATAAATTTTCTTACTGTAATCAGTAACCTACGAACATTGATTCTATCCAATGCTGATGGTTTGGATTGTAATGTCTTTTGTCCAAATACCACTACTCCTTGGCCTGGGAATGAAGCTATTGGATTTACCCTGCCTTCATAGAGTTCATCTCTCTCAGCATGGGTTAATCTTGTCTTAGCTTCCAACACAGTTGTCAATCCACCTCTGTTTAAACCAGCTGGTGCAAACCATTCATGAGCTACCCTATCGGTATATGATATCACACCAGGTAATACTACCGATGGTGGCACCCATACAGGTCTACCAGTGCTAGCATTTACTATCTTAACCCACGGATAATAAGTAGCTACATAGTTGGTGTCCAATGCTTTTATGGTATCGACAACAGTTTGAACCGAATCCGTATAAGCTGCTGAGTCCATGATGAATAATGCATCTGCTCTAGCTTCCGTTTTAGATATTGCATGATTTGTTACTGCTGGATGTAGTCTGTGAATGACACCAGGTGTTGCCAATAAATTGATATCAAATTCATCTGGATTACTAATAGCGTTTATTGCTCTCTTATAAGCAAGAGTACCATTAGCAGTTGTTGATGAAAGGTCAAATCCCTGTGTGTTTGTATTTACAATTTCAGTTCCTACTAAATAAGGTGTTGCTGGATTACGACCATCGAAACCAAATTGGAAAGGAATAGCAAATTTCAACTGAGCTGTTGCAGAACCACTAAGTGATAATGGTACAGCTGTACCAGAGTATTTTGAACCTAATATTGATGCATTATCATTACCAGTCATATCTTCAAGAGACATACTGACATTATTACCTGTACCAGCACTCAATGGAATTGGTGCAAGATACTGTTCATTGTCATCTCTTATCTTTGAACTCATGAAATCAAATCCATATAGTAATGATGATTCAAATATATCTTGATCATTTACTTGACTTATTCTAAACGATGCAGATGGAATTGTTGTAGTTCCTAAAATTGTGTTATTAACTGCTGCATGACCCATTGGAACAACTGTCTTTGGATATTGACTTATATTACTATCCACCTTAGTGTAATCACCAACTCTGATATGCATACTTAAATTAGGATAGTCACCATAATGAGTTAATTTACCATTTGAGTCTATTTCCACAAACCTATCACCGATTCTTTTTGCAAAGAAATTTGGTGAATCTGGATCAAATGTTAGAGCATCAAATTGTTCTAGTATGGTGTCATCATTAGTTCCTAATGGATCATAAACCCTAACTTGAATCGTAAATGTTCCATAATCAGAACCTGCTACATCTGTAGCTGGTTTTGTATTTAGTATTACAGCTTTCAATTGTTTATTTATATCTGAACCATGTGATCTTGTATATACTCTAAAAAGATTATATCTAGTGCCACCAACTAACTGAGATTGTATATAAGGTGTTCTTGCTGTACTATAATCGGTATTACCAGTATATGAGTTTTCGTTTCCTAGTGCATCAATAGAGGTTGCACCTGTTGAAAAATCTAAACCATTTGCTTCATTTTTAGCTGATGCAGTAGCTGTCGTGTTATCACCAAATATAGCATGAGAAGCTCTGCTGAATACTTTATAAACATATACCGATGAATTAGAATTACCACTTTTTTGACTCTGTGGATCATCACTTATCACTTCCGTTATGTAATTAGCACTACTCGTATTGAATGATAGATTATATGTTTCTGCAGTTACATCACTACCAGATACCTGCAGTGTAAAACTATCCCACGTACCAGCACCTTGAACATTTGTAAATGATAAATCTCCAGTTCCACTAGAACCACGAGATGGTGCAAGAATTGCAAGTGAATGTGATGTTGTACTATCCATTGCAACCAATTGTACCGAATCTGCAGCATACCCAGCTAATCCAAGTATTCTGACTATCGTTACCACTCCTGCACTTCTTAAATATTGTTCAACGGTGTACGGTGTGTAAAACCTATCATCTACACCACCGAACATCTCTTCAAATTGTTGAAATGATGTTACTTGAGTCGGTGTGAATGCAGGGCCTTTAGCAGTAGGCCCAATGATTGCAGCACCAATCTCACCAATTGCCTGTGGTAGGAATGATAAATCTGTCTCACGAGTAAATACACCTGGCGAAACTATTCTTTCTGCCATTTGTTTTCTCCTAGTTAATTGTTATATTTTTAAATAAAAATTTAGACTATTATATAGTTATCCTAGTATAAATATAACCTAAGTTCCCCAAAATGTATAATTTAGGGTGTTTTTTTAATTAAAAATAATTAATCTTCTGGAGTAGCAGGTGTAGGTGTGAAAACTCCTGTTTCTGGATTCAATGAACCAGGCCCGTACTTCTCGTTTAACTGTTTAACCAGATCACGTTCCTGTTGTTGAACACCTTCGTATTCAGTTTGAACCTCGGTTAACCTTGCCTCTAGAGCTTCACTCTGTTGGTCGATTAGTATTCTCTGCACTGATAGTTGACCTAAAAGTGTCTGTTTTTCTTGATATCCTGTCTGTAGATTTGATAAACTCGTTAGTTCATCCTCTGAAAATTTGATTTCATCTACAACTTTTGTTTGTTCAGCCATAACTTATTCTCCTGTGTTAATATGGTTATTATAAGTATCAAATACTTTTGTTAAATTAAATTTTTTTTTAGATTTCTATAACCTTGTATAATCTATTGGAACTGTCTGAACCAGTTAACTCGTTCATTTTTGTGGTTGCATCACTTTCATTATCAAATTCCCATAGCTGCATATCACTTGATGAACCGATATACATATTACGTGTTGCCCAGCTCGGATCACTAACCGTACTGCCACTAACCACACTCGAACTCGGTGATGGGAATAATTGTTTTACTATTCTAAAAGTCATGCTATCTCCATTTTATATAAATATCAAGTTTTTTTCAATTCTTCAATTTCTTTCTGTTGAGCTTCTACCTTTTCTGATAATTCTTGAACTGCTTTTGTCAAGTGTGCAACTATACCACCGAGATTGATCGATTTACCTGCATTATCAACAGTAGCTGGTGGTAAATCTTTTAATGATTCATCATAATCCGTTCCTTCGACATCATCTGGTA